GAAGGGTGCTAGGTTGCCAATATGATAACTGGTTATGAAGCGTTTGGACTCTATCAGTCTCTAAAACTTCACTTCACAACAGACTCATATGATTACTTTAAATATGGTGGTAAAACTAACATTAGTGTTACCGCATTTGAGAATCGTAAAGACAAATATCACTTCTATAAATTATCTCGCAAGTATACCAACAAAGAAGATTTAATTAATTTTATTGTTGCTAATTTTATAGAAGATGAAAGGTCATGGGTAGGACCTTTGTTGCAAGAAGAGGCTGATATGAATTTTCGTAAAAGACAAAAGGTAATTCAATCACTATCATACACTTTTGAAAATGACTGTATACTTATTTTCGAGGACTGTATACTTAATCCTAATGAAGTATTAAAGACTGATGGTGATTACCCGGTACTACTAACCAAGACTCTGAGAAAAGAAATACAAGTTGAATCATTGTGCCTACTTAATCAAGTTCTTGGATTCTTTCCTATGTGGACAAGTAAAATCAATGATACTATTCGATGGCCAGAAGTTAGGCGAAAGTGCATTAAGTATACCTCTTTTCTACCACAAGATAGTGTAAAATACAAGTTGATTTTGAAAAAGGTGTTGAATGAAAATCTCTAAGATTTATTTGGATATGGACGGTGTTCTTTGTAATTTTGAACGCCGTTATTTTGAAAGGTACAATGAGTTACCCGGTTCAATGCGTGACCGAAAGGACTTCAATGTGCATTGGGACGATTTCATTCTAAATTATCAGTTTGAAACTTTAGACTGGTGGCCTGGTGGGCAAGACCTGCTGACCTATGTTAATTTTCTACATAATGAACATGGGATTGAGGTCGAAATGCTAACTTCTTCTGGTGGACAAAAACATCATACAGACGTAGCAAAGCAGAAGCAAGTATGGTTGGATTCTAAAGGTATTCTTTTTAAGGCGAATGTCGTTGCAAGTCGGAGAACAAAAGCCGAATATGCAAAACCAGACACAATCCTTATTGATGATACACCTGATGTAATTCAATCATTCAATGCGGCAGGTGGTATAGGTATTCTGCATAAAGAGGTCGGTAACACTTTGTTGAAACTGAAATCTCTGGTTACAGAAGACATATATAATCTGATATAATGCATAATGTGGATAAGAAAATATATTAACATACAATTTATACAAGGAAAATACATATGAGTTCATTTGCTAATCTTAAGCGCAACCGTAGTGATATCAAAACACTTACAAAAGCGATTGAAGCAACCTCTCAACCTGCTGAGGCAGGATCCAAAGATGACACACGATTCTGGCAACCAGAAGTAGATAAGGCAGGTAATGGCATGGCCGTTATTCGTTTTCTTCCTGCTCCTGCGGTTGATGGTGACGATGCTCTTCCATGGGTTCGCACATTCAGTCACGGCTTTCAAGGACCTGGTGGTTGGTTCATTGATAACTGTCTCACAACTCTTAATGAGAAGTGTCCAGTTTGTGAACACAATAATACACTATGGAATTCTGGCATCGAAGCCAATAAAGAAATTGCTCGTAAACAAAAACGCAAGTTGACTTACGTTGCAAACATTCTGGTCGTATCAGACCCAAGTAATCCATCCAACGAAGGTGAAATTCGTTTATACAAATTCGGTAAGAAAATCTTTGATAAGATTACTGAAGCAATGAACCCTGAGTTTGCGGATGAGACACCTGTTAACCCATTTGATATGTGGGAAGGTGCAAACTTCAAGTTGAAGATTCGTAATGTTGAAGGCTATCGCAATTATGATAAATCAGAATTTGCGGCTAAGTCTGCATTACTTGATGGTGATGATGCCAAACTTGAAGAATTGTGGAAGAAAGAATATTCTCTGAAAGATTTTACAGAGAAGAAACAATTCAAACCTTATGACCAACTCAAGACCCGCCTTGAAAAAGTTCTAGGTTTTGAAGGTATCGCACCTGTAACTAAGGCTGATACTGCCGTAGTAAGCAAGTTTAATGATGATGATATTTCTGTGATTGATAAACCAGTTACAGAAGATGAAGATTTGGATTACTTCAAATCACTTGCACAATAAACAAATAAGATTTTGTTTGACCCTGCTTCGGCAGGGTTTTTTTATGCCGATTGATTGCCAACTAATGTTTGAAACAATTCATTATCATAAGCAGTACTAGCTTTACCACTAGAAGATGATGCATTAGATGCCACATTAGTTGGTTTGTTAGTTACATTTGTATTTCCACCAGTTGGTGTCATTGCGGCCATTTTTCCATCTGCAACAGAAGTGGATGTTGATGCAACAGCAGAACCACTTGATGGTGATGGAGGAGCAGCAGAAGGAGTGGATTGTGTAGAAGAATTTAAAGAAGCCACTGCCATTTTGCTTTCTTCCGAAAATCTATTCAAAACACTTTTTTGTACACCTTCTGTACTTGATCCAAATTTTGTACCTCTTTCTTGGTATATTCTATTAATCAATTTTTCTGGTGATGCAGAAACACCCAATTCTTTAATAGCTTTAGAAAAAATTCCAACAGCTCCACTAGAACCATGCTGGACTGACGTTGACCACAAAACATCTTTCATAGCATCAGATTGTTCATTAATATTAAATCCTAATTTCATCAGTGCTTTTGCAGCAGGATCATAATGTGTTTTTTGTATAAAATCATGTTGTAGTTTATCGAATCCTTTTGGATCCTCAGAAGCAATTTTTTTCCAAACATCAGGAAAAGGTCCTTTTCTAGACCCAGTATTTGGATCACCAGCATTTCTTAGTTGATTAGCTAAATCTGGATTATTCTTATCTAAAAATGCGAGAAATTGGCTCATGGTTCCTGTTTTTGAAGCAATTTGATATGTTCCATAACTTGTTCCGCCTGTAGAATCATATCCTATAGCTCCAGGTCCATCTTTTGCGGATTCAAATTTAGCACTTAATTTTCCTAATTCAGATCCCATTGGTGTTGGTGAAGGTGGTTTTGGTCCAGTAGATGTACTGGATGATACGGGTGACGGTGATTCTCCTGAAGTTACATAGCCACCCGAACCTGTCATTATTGGTGCACCTGAACCACTTCTAATCACATTAGAGGGAACTGTTTCGGCTTCTGGTGTCACTAATGTTGGATTTACAGAACCTCTACCTCCACCGGCAGGTGAAATAGGTAGAGATGTTGGTGCCGGTACAGTTTGGCCAATTTTATTTGCTTTCTTATATTCATCAACCGCTTTAGCTGATTCTTCACCCCTTTTAGCAAAACTCTCTAATTGTTTTTCATTTAATTTTTCTCCCTGATTGATATTCTTTTCATAATCAGAAATTTCTAATTTTGTTCTTTCATATTCTGGTAATTTTTTTCTTCTATCTGCTTCATCTTTCGCTCCAGCTAAACCGCCAACTGTTTCTGCCTGTTTTATTCCTCTAGCTGTCTCACCTTCAGGATCTTCAAAAGAATCTTTATTTTTAGCAATTTTCATAACAGCAAAAACCAAACCACCTAAAATTGCAAGACCTGTTCCCGCTAAAAGTAAAGGACCTAAAGCTGCAAGTATAGGAGTAAGCATAGCAGGTAAAGCAGCGCCTTTAAATAATGAAGGTAACATATCTCCAATATCAGGTATAAGAGATTTAGATTCTGTAACAAACAAGGCACTTCCTGGTGATTGACCATCACGATTTTGTTTTCCACCGAGAGCTGATTTGGCCATTTTACCAATCATACCTTTACCCGCAATTTTTCCTATTGTGTTCTCGTAAGCAGTTTCTCTATCTTTTGCATTTTTGAAAAAAATGTCTGTTTTACCAGTATTTGCTGAACCACCTTGTAATTTGACTAATTTAAAAATATTCAGTTTCATCAAATTCATATCTCTTGCCATCATAGGCAAACTCATAGTATTTTTTGCAGTTAAACTTGATGTTGCAGCTAGGGTATTCAATACACTATTGTCGATTCCTCCACCTACATTACTAGAAACTTTTTCGGCAGCTCCTTTACCTCTAGTCGCTTTAAATGATTTTAAAGAAGGAAACATAGAAACAAGAAGACCCGATTGGTCAAGCATTTGTCGTGGGTCTATTTTTTCTTTTAAACTTTTACCAATAGAAGAGGCTAGACCACCACCGGTCTTTTTTTCACTTCTATAGATTTCTGCGAGTCTTGATGCCATGTTTATCTCTTAACTAGTTTTTGTTGTTTTAATTTTTCGTTTTCTTCTTCCAAATACTGAATCAATAATCCTAAATAAATTTCTCTTTCCCACGGTAACATATTTTCTAATTCAGTCAAACTATATTTGTGATGTTGCATAAGTGCAAAGTTTGTATTATAATAGTTACCTAAATTTTCGTGAGAAAGAGCTATATGAAAAAACTTTGAAGTCCCTCAACAGGAATATTTTCTTCATATTTGCATTTCCTACACTTAAATTCAATTGTGTGTTTTATTTTAGGTGCAGTTTCAAAGAAATTTTGTATTTTTTCTAAATCTTTTTGTTGCATACTATCAATAAATTCAATGATTTCTTCTCTTGGAGTATCTTTTGCTTTGTAAATATTATCTGCATCATATACATAATCAACACAATTAGTCAGTAACTCCATTAAAATTTCATCTTCTGATTTGCCATCTAATTTTGTAATCATTTCAAAAGTTGGATACTTCATTACAATGCCCATCTTCTCAGTTAATTTTATAGTGTTATCGTGACCTTCACCTTTTGTAGGCTTTATGTCTAATAGTTTTATTTCAAATTTCTCAAGTGAATCACATTTTTTATCTTCACCCTTTTCATCTTCAACTATATTATTGCATTTGTATCTAAGTTCAACAATTTCATTAACAGACCTTGCTCTTAAATTTAAGAACAAATGTTCCAAATCAAATGTTGGAAGGTCATCAATATTGATATCATCTACAACACAATTTTTTAGTATTTGTTTTACAACATTAACTGTTTCATTATTGTTGTCTTCTCCTTGAGATATCATTAGTAAAAGTTTTTGTTCTTTTACAAGAAAAGGCCTAAACCTAATTTTCTTTCCGGATGATATAAGTGTCAATTCATAAATTGGTACATCTAATTTTGGTAACATAATAACCTCGCTTTTAAATAATTAAAGTGCTCTTCCAAAAGGCAACAATCTTGAACCTGCAGAACCAAACAATGCAGCTGCTGCAGCACCAATGTCATAAGTGCCTTCGTAAATTGTTTTATATTTTTGATATGCAAATTGTACTTGAAGTCTATGGAATGAATCATCAGACCAACTAACCGCCTGTGATGCAACTCCAATAGGAAATGCATCAATCAATTCTACTGCATAAATTTGTTTAATGAAATCATCGTATTGAATGATTTTAACATTAGTCATATACCTTGATTTATTTCCTTTTGGAAATCTCAAGTTATTTGTATCTGTTGGGTGAATTGCTTCCATCCAACGGTCGAATAATTTTCTCTCATAAA